ATCTACTGCTTTTTTTGCTTCTGCGTCATACGTTACCTTATCATATTTCTTATAATGGTCAACGATAACTTGCCACACATCATCCGGTATCATGCTACTGAATATTAAACTGCATATACAACTGAAATATCTGAGCTTGCAAATCTAGCGTGTAAATATTTAAACGACGAGGTAACTTCACCGCCACTAATAGCATTAAGATTAGGCGTTATTGTTAACTGAAGCGAAGTACCGCTTTGCGCTACGGTTATATCTACAGTCCGCGAAGCGCCAGTTGGCGACAACATTGCATCTCTAGTAACTGTTGTTTGACCATCATTATTATATATTATGTAAAAACTAGCAAACCCTGACGTTCTTGCGCCAGCATCATTTCTACCCGTGAACATAACGGTTAACACGCCCGATATAGCTGCAGTATCTCCTGAGTCTATAGGCGCAGTATATGTAAACGTAAGTAAGTTATGTACAGCGCCTGTACTTTGATAGCTAGTAAATATTTCTTTTTGCGCAAAATCTTGGTTTGTTGCAGACGCAATACGTTTATACGTTACGGATTCTAATTCTTTGTTTACGCTGCTTAAGTCTTGTATAACTGGCGGATATACGCCGCCATTTGCGCTATAATTTATTTTTGTACTGTTATTAAAAACAGGGGAGTTTACTAAAGATACTGCGGCAGCTTGAATATCTAAATAATAATCTACTGTATTAACCCCTTGTGCAAAACTAGAGTTAACTATTGTAACCGCACAAGTATTTCCTTGGGCTAAAATTAAACTGCCTGTAGCCCCTGCTTTAGTTGCGCCAACCATAGTACAAGCGTTGTACTCAACGTCGGTATCGCCGGAATGATAAAATACAAAGTCTGCATTAGCTACCGCAATTTCTTCAAAGTTACAGTTTGCAAAAGTTAACGCATTATTTGAGCTTGTTGTTTGAATCCATCTTCCAGTGTAAGTAGCACTTGCGCCAAAATTACATTTATCAAACCGTGTTGTTTTTGTCGCTTTTAATGTAATTGCCTGATAACCATTAGCCGTAGCACCTGATAAATCTATATATACGTTTTCAAAAAGATTATTAATACTCCCGCCGCCAGTACCAAATATATATATGCTGTTAGGGCAAAAACTTCTTATGTTTGTATGGGTATTTTGCCAATATAGCTCAGTAGCGTTAATCCAATAATTAAACCCTAATATGCGTAAATTATTTTGTATGCACTCTGCTAATCCTGAAGCACTAGCTTTAACCGCAGAGTTAGTACCGCCAGTAGGAGAGTTTAAAGATAAGCTATCAATTACAATATTTCGTGCATTTGCACTAGGCGTAAATAAATCAATAGTGTTGGCGCTTACATTTATAGTTGATCCGCCAGTAGAAGGGCCTGCGCCTATAAGCCTATGCCCTGTAGTTAGCGTAATACTTGAAGATACAAGGTATGTACCGCTAGGAAAGAATACTTCTTTTGCTGCGGCTAAGGCTGCAACAATAGCTGCCGTATCATCTGTTACACCATCCCCAGTTGCACCAAAATCCATAACAGACACTGTCTCACGAAGTTTAGCTTGCACGTTAGTTGTCACCGCTTGAGCGCCTGCGGGCGTGTAGGATACGTTAGCGGCATCCATAGCATTAGTAGCAACTGGCGTGGCAGTTGAAAACTTAACTACATCGCCTACGTTAAGACCTGTTATGAACGTAACGGTGTTCTCATCGGTTTCTAAATAGTTTACGTTAACAATCTGATTACTGCCATTAACAAACACAGCTAAACTATTAGCGCCTACAATGTAAGTTAACGATAAGTCAAATACCGTCTGACCGGCTGTAGCCGTCGCTGTTTCTTCTACCGATGAGTAAGCAATAAAGTTAGAGTTAATGCCTGACAAGCCGTCCCAAGTGGCAATTAATACATCTGTGGAGTCTTTTAGTACAAACTTGTAAGCAATGCCGTCTGTTAACCAAATCTCGCCAGTAGGCACTCGGCCTGCTGCGTCTAAGATAATTGGGTTAGCTAGGGCAGTAATGCCTGAGCCTGATGTGTATGTAGTAGCAGGCGTAGTAGAGCCTGCTTGGTAAGTGTACAGTAGACCGCCTGATAAAGGGACGCCATCGTTGGTGAAGAACTGTGCGCCAGCGCCGCCTAAAGGGGATAAGTTAACAGACATATATAACTCCTAATGTAACAATAGCCCCTAGTGTCGTGGCTAACCAATCATAAAAATCTGCGGTATGATTAGGATGCTTGTAATCATACCACTCTTTTGCGCCAGCTACTATAGCTACAAGTAATAAGGCCCAGTAGCCTATAACGAAGTACGCTACAAAGGCCAAGATTGCGCCTCCGTTAAAGTGAGCTTGCTTATCCAGCGCCACAGGGATACGTGGGCTAGACAGCTTCATAAACAGTGAGAATAGTTTTTCCATTATTTAGCCTTTAATAAATAGATATGCTTACCCAACGTACGGGAAAGCCCCTAATTTTCTATTTTGAATTGCTGTAGCTGTAACAATATATGTTAAACCGCCAGTAGTATTAATGTTTATTGTTGCGCCTGATGTAGTGCAAGTAATATCTGCGCTATTACCCGCATCTGAAATAACTCTAGCTGCTACAGCAGAGTTATAGTACGCAACTTGAAATCTAGCAGACCGCATTTGTGACCCATCATAAATCGCGACAACCTCAACACTATAAGTATTTTTATTCTCCATAGTAGAAACAAGCGCAGTAGTTGATGCACCAACAGAAGTATATTGTTTTGTAACAGCTATGTTAACACCAGTTTGGAACCAGTCTGTATTTGTTAAGCTATATGCACCAGATAAAGTAGCGGCTATAGAAGTAGTGCCCGCAGTGGGGTCTCCGTAAATAGTTGCATCAGTAGCAACCATACGATAGTCAAACCAATCAGCCCCAGTGTTTACGCATCCTCTAGCGTTTAATACTCCCCCTGTTACTTTAATTGCTTGTGGATATTTATCACTAGATGCTCCGCCTTGGTAATAAACTGACGATAAAGATACTTGAACATACTCTAAAACAATTGGCTGGCGCGTAAGCTCAGAATAGTAGTTTACAATAGCATTGGCTTGAGAGCCAAATGTACTTGTGTTACTTCCGTTATTTTGTAGCAACAAACCAGTACCTTGTTGACCAATAGGCAACACAACATTACTTGCGCCAGTAGAACTGCTTTGACCTTGGCAAGTTACATTACTAAAAACATTTCCATTAAATGTTCCATAAATGCCAACTTCACCCCCATTACAAAGCACATTATCAAACGTATTTTGATTATGAAAAAAGCCTGAGCTAGTATTCCAACTAGCAGGTGCAGCAGGATTTGTTTGGTCGTTTATTAGGGCATTTCTTGATGCTTTCAAACCACAAGCACAATTATTAAACCTCATATCTCGTAAAGAGTTCCACAAAGAAAATCTCCACCAAATACCAAATTTAAATCCATCTATAGTGCATCGTTCATATCTACAATATGCGGCTTGTTTAGTTGATGAAGTCGCAAAAGCAACGCCTGTTTTTGCAGTGCCTAATTGATAGACACTTAAATCGTAACATTCAAATGATTCAGCGTGTGTAAATAGCGTAATGTTTTCCACTGTAGTTATGGTAGTTACACCTTGACCCTCTCCTTGTAAAACTAATCTAACCGATGATGTTGGGTAGCAATCAATTGCAGTGCCTATTTTATACGTTCCTGCAGGGAATATTAGCGTACCCCCAACTAAAGAATGTAAATAAGTAATAGCCGCTTGAATAGCGCCTGCATCATCAGCAACGCCATTGCCAATGGCACCAAAGTCTTTAACGCTAACAGTTTCGGCTAATTTTTCATTAATCGGTCTATTTACGGCGCCTGTTGCGCCTTGATCATATTTTGGTATTAGTGTTGTCATTTTGGCTATCCTTATAGGCTTGTATTACTTCTTTTGTCCACGCTACGTTAGCAATAGCTATTACACTAGCAGGTACGTTTGTTAAGTCTGATGCGGGGGCTAAACTTGAGCGGTGATATGTTTTTGCAATCTGCTCACTATCTTTTAATATACGCGTAGCCTCACGATATTCAATTGTACCATTTTCTACTACGGTGATTTGGTCTATTACTTTTTCTTCTGTTAAAGCCATTGTGTTTCTCCTTTGTGTCTGACTACATCAATCCAATGTAGTTAAGCTACTTCATAATGTCCTGTAAGCATTAAACTCCCTGCCGTATCCATAGGTATAACTGTAGCAGCACCACCCCCAACAGGGGTTTGAGCTAAGGCAATAGTAGTTGCGTTTACGTTAACGTACGCTGTTAATAAGTTTAATGCTGTCATTGTAATGTTTTGGTACCATGTAGAAAGAGCATTAAACGTGCCAGCAGTTGCAATACTGGTAAATGGAAGCCCTGCAACACTCATATTTCCTGTGCCTGTATGAGCAGTCCAAACAAGATATATAGTAAAATACACACGGTTGCCTATTTTTGTATACCTACCTATTTGAGAGTTAGCTGAATAAGTTCCAGTGCCAGCCGATGTAGTTCCAATAATGGTAGGCGTAAACGTGCCTTCCTCATAATCATCTAACGTATTAACATTAGTCGATGCAGACTGCGTTGCTGGAAACGTAATGCCTGCGCCTGATGCGCTTGGTGTTGCTGCGCCTACGCCTACTGTCGTGCCAAACTGCCCTGTACCTGTCACACTTAAATTAGTAGCACCTGGGTCTGTGGTATTACCTATTGATACACCGCCAGTAGCCCCTATCTGCATACGAGCTGTACTAGCCGTAGCCCAACCTAAAGTATTAGCCGCGGGTAAATACAAGCCATTAGTAGGCACTGTAGAGCTTGAAGGTATAAAAGACGCTGCGGTTAAAGCCCCGTTAAATACTGCGGTGCCAGCATTTCCTGAATTAATATAAAATGATGCTGTCCCTGCTGAACCTGTATTTGTACCAAATCTTAACTGATTCCCTAGGTTCCAAATTTGAAATGTTGAACCCCCAGCTACCGTATCTGTTAAATCTAGTCTAGGGTATTTACGCGCTCCACTAAAAACTAGGTAAGTATTATCGGCATCGCTTCCTAATACGCTAATATAATTACCTGTAGATGCCGTAGTACCAAAAGTTTGAATACCAGTAAATGTTTGCGCTGCGTCTGTTCTAGCAATCGTAGCTGACGTAGTAGGAAACGTCATTGTTGTGCTGTCAGTGCCAGCTAATGTCAACGTATTATTTGCAGTAAGTGTTTTGCCGTTCGCAATTGTTAGCGTAGATCCTGTAGCTGGAGAAGTAATAGTTACTTTATTGACAGCGCCTGCTACGCTTAAATTAGTTCCGTCAAAAGTTAAATTTGCAGATTGATTTAATGTTGTAGTGCCTTGACCATAAGGTATGTAGTTTGTTGTAAACGTAACGCCTGGCGCTTTACTGTTAAATGTCGTCCAGTCCGCAGCACTTAACGCACCACGGTTAGCGGCAGATGCTGTAGGCACGTTCAATGTAATGACTGGCGTTGTAGTAGGGTTTGCTACGGTAGAACTTAAATCAGTGCCTGTCGTGCCTAGCGTTAAGGCCGCGACGCTTGTGACAGTGCCTAGAGGGTTAGCTGTCCATTGGAACGCAGTGCCTGACCATTCTAAGTAAGTATTAGATACCGTAGGCGCTACGATAAAACCTGTCGTGTCCGTCGCAGTCTGATAGGCTATACGATTAGCCGCACCGCCTACAATGTTAGTGGCTTTGCCTATTGTTATTGTAGATGGGTCAGTCCATTGTGGAGCTGTACCGCTAGATGTATTTATATAGGTGCTTGCACCAATGGCTAGATTGCTTAACGCAGTGCCTGACGCATAATAAAGAGTATCGCCAGCCGTGTAGCTTGATAAACCTGTGCCACCGTAAAGTGTAGTAATTGCAGTTGCGTTCCATGTACCTATAGTCAATGTACCGACGCCTGTAATGCCTGTATATGATCCTGATATACGCGCTGACGCTATGGTACCGCTGACAATCTGACTGGCATCAAGCGCTATGGTTACGTCAGTTATTGCGGTGATAGCCCCAAACGCGTCTACAGTAATTTGTGGTACAACCGTTGCAGAACCGTAAGTACCTGGCGTAACATTGCCTGTGGCGGCATAAATTATTGAGTATAAGTTGTTAAAAAACCTAAACCATTCATTCGACACAACGCCTGTCTGTGGATCGACAAGCATAACGCGTGGAGCTGGGATGCGGGTAAAGTTAAGCATTAGTTCCGCTGATAAGTAACTCAGCGCCCATAATGGCTATTTTAACTGGGTCAGTGCCTGACACCTCGTACACGCGGTCACGAAGCTTTTGTGTCATGCCAAGACGACGCCAAATAGTACGATAGCCATATTGACCTATCGCACCCATAGATTTCCAATGTTCATTAGACCAAGTGTGGCCGCCATCGTCAGACCATCGTAGCATGGCCTGGGGGTCGTTACCTTGACCAACAACAAGACCTACGCCTGACTCAGACTCTAGTTGCAGACTGTGTTGCGCTGTACGCTTTAAGTTATTCTGACCGCTAGGTAGCGCTCTCCATGAGCGTAACCACTTCTGCGTTGCGCCGTTATCGGCATAGACGTCTAAATCAAACTTGTAGATGTTGCCGTTTTGATAGTCGCCTACAAGCGTTGTAGATTGGAAGTTGCACTGACAATTTGAACGATGACGTGTGAACTCACCGTTAGTCAAGTAAGCACGTTCATGCCACGCGCCTGTGGCTACATCGTAAACCCATGTGGCATTGCCAGTAGGGAACGATATGACGTAGAACGCATGACCTTCTTGTTGGTATGTGTAAGCCACAGCATCAGATATGTCGGTGTAGCCTTGCACAGCGTATTCGATAGCGTGTGTTGACACGCGCTGTGCAGCGTAGCCGTTAGACCTGTAAATAACACCGAAGCCCCGTGGGTCGTTACCTAACCAAAACAATGAGTTATCTAGCTTTGCTACAGAATAAGGTGCGATACAGCCAGTCTCACTAAACGCACCTTGAATTGGTATCAACGGGAAGTCGGTAGCACCGGAGTCATACCAAACCTCTGTCGTGTCCGTACCGAATACCCATAACTCACGGTGAATAGAGTTAACGGCTACAACGCCGTCAGGTGAACCCTCAGCACTAGCAAAATCTAGCGGATCGACGGATGTACCGTCTAATAGCTGTGTAATCCATATCTTTTGGCTATCAGGCTCGTTATACACGAAATACCCGTCAAGGTAGGTGACAGTGCCTGCGCCAGTAAAGTCAGGGTCTGTAATTTCAGCAAATACGTCTGTCACTTCATTGTAGATGTAACCTTTAGGGTTGGCTGCAATAAAGATTTGTATGCCGTTATCGGCAAACGTGACTGGGCCAGTGCCTGCTACTTCACCAATGTACTCGTAAGTGTAGTCGGTATTGATGCGGTAAAAACCTGTGCCTGATACGCAATACGCATCGGTGCCATTGGTTTGGTGCGCCCATAGGCCACGGATAGGGCCTGTGCCTATGGTGACTAGCTTGGTTAAGCCCGGTGCGCGATTAAGGTAGCCTATCTCAAGACCATTCTCAGGTGTTTGCTCAGGAAACAAGTTAACCATGCGGTTGTCCGCAGCGTTAATTGAACGAGCTACATAAGATTGTCCAAGGATAGGCGTTTTCATTAATAGTTACCCGCAAAGATATTAAAGCGTTGACGCGTAGCCACAATGCTATAAGGCATGGACATAATGTCGTCAGGATTATTAATACGTTTCAAGTCACGTTTAGACGTCATTGCAATGCGTG